AGGGTCAATTGGATTAATATTACTTGAATTATTCATATTATTCATATTATTATTAGCAATTTCAGAGTAATCTGTTAGTCCAAGATTTGATAAATCATTTTTAGATTCAATTCTATAATTACCATCTTCACCCTCAATTAAATTAAAATCATCATCATTAAAACCATATTGTTCTAATCCTTTCTTTTCGTCTTCAATTGATATATTCTCTCCTCCACCTAATAAATTATCAAATTTCTTCTTAAGATTGATTGCAAAGTCTCTCAACTCTTTAAATTTTTCACCAATTTCTTTAAATTTTTCTGCTATTTTCTTAAAGTCTTCTATCTTCTCATCCTTATATGCTATAAACTCTTGATATTTTTCACCAAATAATTCTTGTGTAGCAGTAAATCCTTTGAACATGTTTACAAAAAAATCTTTTATATTTGTAAATACTGATGCGATTGACTTGAAAGTATCTCCTTTAATAAAATCTGTTACAAGTTTTTTGATTTTATCAAAATTCGTTGCTATGAGATAAATCGCTAAGAGTCCAAGAGCATTTCCTAAACCACTCTTACTTGCATTTTTGACTGCACTACGTTCACTACCACCTCGTAAAGATCTATCAATATTTCTTGGTGTCTCTAACATCTTTTCTCTCATTCTTATCTTTTCAAATCTTATTTTTTCTTGTTCAGCAATAGATCTTTTATATCTAATTTTAGATAGTTTCGTTCTATTTGTAACTAATACTCTTCTTAAATTGAGAAGATTCTCTTTTAGTAATAATGATTGTTCTTCCATATTATTACCTATGTGAATATAGAGTCATTGAACCCTGCTACTTCTGCAAATTCACTCATATATCTATTATTATTATCCACTGGATTTACAAGAGCAACATTGGTTGCAGAAGTCTCAGAGGGACTTTCGTTAAATTGTTTCTTATTATTTTGTCTTAAATCTACTGTCTCACCCTCTATTTCAATCTTAGTAATTTTATTATTATCACCTTTTACTAAATCTTTATTATTATTCATATTAGTTTTATCTGTTTCAAAATTTAACATGAAATTTTCATAACCACTTAGTGTATCTGCATCCTCTATTGATGACCAATCAAACTCTTTTTTATCTTCCATCTTTAATCCCCGACCATATAATCCTTTCTCCAAAAATAATATTCTAGCATCTATTTCTTTTCCTACTCCCTGCATTTTCTGAAGAGGACTTAAATTTTCCTTTTGCTCTTTAAGTTTTTCGATAAGTTTATCTCTATTTTCTTTGGAATATCCACCCATCTGCTCCAATTCTTTCAGCACTTCTTTTTCAGATTTACCTAATCCCTGCATACCAGCAGCTGCAAATATCCCGATACCTGCAATGACAAATGGATTTGCAAGAATTGCAATTATACCCGCTCCCACTTTAAGAATCGCAGCTAAAGTTGCTAATAATTTTAAACCAAGAAAAGCACCAGCAATGACAAGAATTCCTTTCAAATTTTTTGTTAAGAAAGCAAAAGTTGATTCTAAAGCTGCTTTTGCATTTTGGAATGTCTCCGAATTTATAATTTTCTTTAAATTGCCAGGAACTATTAAAGTTTTTAGTAATACTAAACCACCAAATAGTAATAGAATTTTACCTATTGCACCAAATATACCAGAAAGAGGTCCTTTAACTTTATTATTTGATTTAGTTATTTTCTTTTCAGTTTTTTTATACTCAATATCTTTCTCTATATTTCTTCTTCTTAATTCTAATTTTTCTTGTCTATTTCTTAATAGTAAACGTCTTTCTCTATTTTCCCTGTCTTGAAAATCTGCTTCTAATTGAACAGCGATATCTGCTAATATTAAATTAGATTGCTCTAAACTTTGTTGTATATTAGTTGCTTGTGGACTAAGACCATCCGCACTTCTTCTCCTATTACTTCTAAGCATAGTGCTAATAACACGTATTCTCTTTGTATTATTAGCGACCTGTTGCTGTAGATCACCACTTCCGATCTTAAATGTATTCCTGTTTATCTTTGGTTGGTTACTTACTACGTCAGGTTCCACGTTGCTGTGCCTTTAAGTTTTCTTCTTCAATGTACTCTTTGAGCAAAGATATATAAATTTCCCTTTCCCAAGGGATCATGTTTTCAATCTCTGTTAATGAATATTTATGATGCTGAATCAGGGCAAAGTTTACTTTATAGTATGACTCTAGATTCGTGTGAGCCATACCTAATTGAAAAAAGCTGCCAGTCCCTCCAATACAACGGTAGATTCAACTCCAGTATTTGGATTTTTCACCTTTACTTTATGAGTTAACTTAGGCATAGTGGTAAAAAATCTTTCAATCATTTTAAATTGTTTACTGTTCAACTGTTCAATAAACTCTTGAAGTTCCTGTTTAGAGGAATCTTCTCCACTCCAACTCTCTTCCTCTGAATAAATTGTATCAATACATGAAACAATCATTTCAAGAGTTGTTTTAATGTCATCACCTTGAGTGCTAGTATCAAAGTTTGACTCTATGAAATTATCCATTGATGGATATTTCATTTTCATAGTTAGATTATCATCTATTTTAATTGTATCTTTATGGGTTCTATCTTTTTTAATTTTGATAGTATCAAGATCAATTGTTATTTGAACTGATGTCTTATTGTCATCGGGACAAGTTACATTCACATCAATTGTTTCTCCAACTGATTTAGATCTCACATTTAAGAATAAGTATTCAATGTCAAAGGTTGACATCTTTTCAATTTTGGTTCCCTTAGTAAGAACACAATTATTCAATATTTCAATGACTGCGTTTGTGATTTGTTTCACATCCTCAGATTCTAATGCCATGATTAGAATTTTTTCTTCCCTCACAAGGAATGGTCTATATCTGATTTTTCTTCCAGAAGAGGGTAACACCAACTCATAAGTTGGGGTATTAACTTTTGGTAAAGGCATAATGAATTATCAATTCAGTAAAATTATTTATAGGGGTTTCTAACCGTTTACTATATAGCGGTCAAAGTTGAAAGAAACATTGACCTTAAGAATATCAGCAGGTCCATATGCGACTGGCACAGCAGACATCGCTTTAGGAAATACGTTGACAAATCTGTATCTCATCGTCTTTTTAAAGTTTTTTTCAAACTTGTTTATATACATTGTATCACATTTATATGAATCTGGATACCTCATTCTCCTGAAGAAAGCACGATCATCCTGAAGTGTAGATCTATTTGCTCCACTTGAAATATATTCCATCCAACCCTCAAAGATTTTAAGTAAATTATAATCCTCGTCAACATAGAAAGAAAAATCAAGATCAGTATAAATTCGTGTGTGTGCAAACTGTTGAGGTACTCCCATGAAATTATCCCTCACCTCTGCTGTTGCATAAGCAGTTGTTGGTAAAGATGCCGAATCACAAAGTATACCAGCTCTTCTTGATAGGAAGTTTCTTATATCATCAACCTTTAAATAATCTCTCAAATACGACTCAACAGATGGTCGTAATGATGAAAAAGTTACTTGAAAGTGATTCGTCTGTGCTAACGGACCAATCAAATTCTTTGCAACCGAAAGGTTATATGGTTTTATTGTTGTCTCTGCCACTCTAAATAAGTATGATTGTTATTTCTATTTATGTCATATAAAGGAAAATATTATCCATCCTACCCTAGAAAGTACAAAGGTGATCCTACAAACATCGTTTATAGGTCTCTTTGGGAGAGAAAATTCATGGTGTATTGTGATAAAAATGAAAGAATACTTGAGTGGGGAAGTGAAGAGATAGCATTACCCTATCGTTCACCTGTTGATAATAAAATTCATAGATACTTTCCTGATTTTTATATCAAGGTTCAGGAAAACACGGGTAGAATAAAACGATACTTGATAGAAGTAAAACCACATAAACAAACACAAAAACCAAAAAAACCCAAAAGACAGACCAAGAATTATTTAAGAGAAGTCTATGAATACGCTAAGAACCAAGCAAAATGGAAGGCAGCAACAGAGTTTTGTGAAGATCGTTTGTGGGAATTTAAGGTGATGACTGAAAACGAATTAGGAATTAAATGAGTCGTATTGCACCACTGGTAGATGAATTAGCAGGTATCGAATCTGCTGATGATATCATGCAAGAAGTCTTAGGAGTTTTATCAGAGGGTGGTGCTCCTGAATCTGGAAACATCTATGTATTTGTATATAAACCCAAAACACCTAACATTAGATATGATGAACACCCACTTGTGGCGGTGACAAGTGTATACTCTTGGGGTTTCAAAGGAATCAACTTTCATTGGGGTCAATCTCGTCAATATAACTTCTCAGAAGTAGTTGGTGGACTCTATCGTGCAACAAATGACGAACTGAGAGACCTAAATACTTTACCATTTGCAAAATTCCGTATAAATAACTAAAAAGTAAGATAATGCCAGTATTCGTTCCAATAGTAGCAGGTGCCACCTTATTCACCGCACCAGCTTTGTATGGTAAGTTGAAAGAAGTATCCGATGATATCAGAGAATCTAGAAATAATACTGGTTCGTCAACTGTAGGTGAAAATAATGCAGATGTAAATCAAACTAATAATAATAGGGGAACAAAACCCCCAATGATGTTACTTCCTAATGGGCAGGTTAATCCTTTATGGCGAGAAAGATATGGAACCCCTGAAACTGCTCCTGATAGGGGAGATGCAAATGATGGCGGAGGTGAATTGCCTAGTAATGGAAAAAGAGAACCATTTTTCAAACCCATAAGAACAAAACCATTTGGTAAGTATAGCACCAGAAGACAGGGTGGTGTGCTTAGATACCCAATGGAGTTGATGACACAAGAAACTGATTATTTACAAATAGATATTCAAAAGTATATACCATTAAAAAATTACCTATCAACACCTGGCACTGGTCAAAGATATGTCACAGGTAATAATTTTTCAAATCGTGCTGGAAGAAGAACAACACCAAATCTAACAACAAAACCACTTATTAATGATGGAACAATATTACTACCTATACCATCAGATTTAAAAGATTTAAACTCAGTCAAGTATGACACAGATACTTTAAATGGATTACAAGCAATAGGAGCTCAACTTGCAGAGGGTGGTATTGACGGAGTTCAAAAATTAATAGGAACATTTTTTTCTAAAGATGGTGCATCGGAAAGACAGAAGATCCTTGATCAATTAAAAGAAGAAGGTAGCACCGCATTAGCCAATACAGTCGCAGGTATCGGTGGTATGAAAGCAGTTGATAACTTTGCAAATAAAAGATTTGCATCCCAAATTGTTGGACTCTTTGGTGGTAATGTAACTGCAAGTGGATTATTAGCAAGAGGAAATGGTGAAATCATAAATCCCAACATGGAATTATTATTTGGAGGTCCGACTATACGTAATTTTAGATTTCAATTTAAAATGACTCCTCGTAATGAAAAAGAAGCACAACAAGTTAAATTAATAATTCGTGCTTTTAAAAGAAACATGGCACCAATGGCACAGGGTGGTACAGTTAATTCTGGAAGTTTCTTTCTCAAAACTCCAAACGTCTTTAACTTAAGATATCGAACAGGAAATAAAAATCACCCATTTTTGAATCGTTTTAAACAATGTTTCTTAACAGATATATCAGTTTCATACACTGGTGAAGGAATATACTCAACTTATGAGGATGGTACACCAGTTTCTATGATTTTAGATTTATCATTCAAAGAGACTCAACCAATTTACGATGTTGATTATGATGAAAGACCAGGCACAGAGGCAGTAGGATACTAATGAGTTACTTTAGAGAAATACCAAATTTAAGATATCCTTCTTTTTTACAGGAGAAAGGTTCATCACTTGATTATGTTGAGGCAAAAAATCTTTTCAGAAGAACAAAATTAAGAGATGATCTTCAAAATAATTTTACTTTGTTTGACAAGTATGAAATTATAGAGGGAATGAGACCTGATAACGTTGCACTAGAACTATATGAAAGTGATCAATTTGATTGGGTTGTACTATTAGTTGCAGGTATTACAAATGTAAGAAATGAATGGCCACTTAGTAGTCGTGACTTATATCATTATGCACACGACAAGTATGGTGATAGTTTAAATTCTAATATGTTCTTTGAAACAACCGAAGTAAAAGATACGAGTGGTAGATTGATATTACCAAAAGGCAAAGTTGTTGACCAAGACTTTACAATACCAAAACCTGGCACACCAAATGCAACCATAAATCCTGTCGTTGGCATTAGTAATTATGAGTATGAAACTCGTCTGAATGATGAGAAGAGAAATATATTTGTACTAAGATTAGAATACTTACAAGAATTTGTTAATGATTTTAGAGAACTCATGACATATAAAGAATCATCTGAGTTTGTGAATAAAAATTTAATACAGACAGAAAATACTAATATAACATTGCCATAAAAAAAGGAGGTCGTTTGACCTCCTGTATAATTATTCTTCTGCGAGTTTCGCAAAGTACGATAATGCATCATCCTCGTCTTTATCTACCGTTGAGGTAGTTGGAG